AAGTTTAGCTTCAAACAAAGATAGAGAATTATCAAGATTATTTAGTTTACAAAAACAACAGGGTTACTTACCTAAGTATGGTTCTTATAACGAGTATAGAATTAAAGGTGGTGATGAATATTTTGAAAACGTTGTGTATTACCCTAAACCATTACCAATGGGTCAAAGACTAGGATCAGAATATAACAAACACTACACAAGTGACTATGGTGCTACGAAAGCAATACCGAACCAGGTGTATCATACAAGAGGAAGTATAAGAGCAGGTGGTACAAATCAAAATCAAAAAGTAATGATGATTGATGAGATACAATCTGACTATCATCAAAAACTTAGAAAGGTAAATCCTACTAGAGAAAAAGTTGTAAATGCTTTTGGTAATGAAATAGAATTTTTTTCTGCAAACAGAAAGCTTGATAAGATTGTAGAAGAGATGATGGATATTTCAAAAAGAGGTACAGCTAAAACAGCAGAAGATCTTGCACGATTTAAGAAATTATCTTCTGACTTTGATGAGCTAAAAAACAATTCTTTAAACTTAGCTAATATTACAAAAACACAAGCGGGAGATGGTATACCTTTTTTACCTTTGTATGGAAAAGAAAATTGGGGAACACACGCATTAAAAAACCAAATTAAAGATGCAGCGGATAGAGGTATTGATTGGGTAGCTATATCTCCTGTTGAATATCTACACCATGCGAAGAGAACAAAATATTTAGGTGACTTAGAATTTTATGGTAACAGATTCGGAAAAGCAGGATTTAAAGGTTACGGTGGAAGACAAGGCGTTGTAAGAAAAAAAGGTAATGATGTAGAGGAACCCATACAAGGTATGACGGATCCAAATAAAAAAGCGACGTTACCTGCAGCTATGGAGAAACTCTCAAAACAATATAATTCAGAAGTAAAAACGATTCCTGTAGCAAAATCAGACCCAAACAAACCTTTTAAAGTAGTAAGTAAAGTTGACAATACTAAAAAGGTTTATGGTCTTAATCCAGACAAAGCAGGTACAGAACACATGGCTGCTTTCAGAACATTAAAAGAAGCTGAGAACTATAAATCTAGATATGGTGGTGAAGTTATTGAAATGCAGGCGGGTGATACTAGATTATACCTTGATGCTTTTGCAATTAAAGTAAGCCCTGAAATGGCTACTAAACCCTTCAAAGCATATCAGAGTGGTGGTCTAGTCGTAAATATATTTGCATGATAAGATAATCCTGTTATAACAAAGGAGATAATTATCATGGCAAGTAAAAAACTTAAAAAAGCTATTATGGCAGGAGTTGTCGGATTAGCTGGAGCTAAACTTTTAGCAGGCAAAGCAAGAGCTGCAAGTATAGCAAATAACGAAGCCAAAGAATTTGGTTTCGGTAATATGAAAAAAAACTACATTACCAAAAAAGCAAAATCTAGTTTTAAAGATAAGGCAATTGCAGCTACAAAAAAAGTATTTAGAGAAAATATTGATTTAGGTAGAGGTCCAAATATCAAAAAAACTGATACTCTTGCAACTTTAGGTAAAGATACATTCGGTTTAGGAGAAATGGACGGAGCTAAAGCAGGTAAAATGATAAAGGCTAGAGGTGGAAAACTTGTAAGTTTGAAACCAACTAAACTATATTAAATAAATGGCTGAAGTAGAAAAACAAAATGAACTTCCTGAAGAAGTTGAGACAGAAGAAGTTGACGTAGAAGTTGAGGGTACTGAGGAGCAAGCTCCTGAGGAAGAACAACCTGAAGAAGATTTCTTTAGAAACTTAGCTGAAGACATGGATGACCGTGTTCTTGGTCGTATGTCTGCTCAACTAATTCAGGATTACAAAAAAGATAAAGTTTCAAGATCAGATTGGGAACAGGCTTATAAAGAAGGTCTAGATTTATTAGGATTTAAGTATGTAACTGCTACTAGACCTTTTCAAGGTGCAAGTGGTGTTACCCATCCGTTACTATCGGAAGCTGTAACTCAGTTTCAGGCACAAGCCTACAAAGAATTATTACCAAGTGATGGTCCTGTAAGAACAGCGATCATAGGTTCATCAACAAAAGAAGTTGAAGACCAAGCAACACGTGTAAAAGATTTCATGAACTATATGTTAATGGAACAAATGGAAGAGTACACACCAGACACAGATCAGTTGTTGTTTTACTTACCACTTGCTGGATCAGCATTTAAAAAAATTTACTTTGACGAAATCAAACAAAGAGCAGTTGCAAAGTTTGTACCTGCGGAAGATTTAGTTGTACCATATTACGCAACAGATTTAAAAGATTGTGAAAGAATTACACATGTTGTTAAGATGTCAGAGAATGATGTTCTTAAACAACAGAAAGCAGGGTTCTATAGAGACGTAGAGCTTATTGCGAAACAAGCAGAGAAAAGTCCAATACAAGATAAACTAAATGAATTAGAAGGTGTCAAACCTTCAGGTAACAAAGAATACCAATATGATATTTTAGAGATGCATGTAGATTGCAACTTAGAAGAGTTTGAAATGGAAAGCTCTGAGAAAAAAGTTAAACTTCCATACATAATTTCAATTGATGAAGGCTCAGGACAAATTTTATCTATCTACAGAAACTATAATCAAGATGATGATACAGAAGCAAGAAAAGAATACTTTGTGCATTACAAGTTTTTACCTGGTTTAGGGTTTTATGGCTTCGGTTTAATACATATGATCGGTGGATTATCAAGATCTGCAACACAAGCATTAAGACAATTGCTTGATGCAGGTACTTTAGCGAACCTTCCAGCAGGGTTTAAGTCTAGAGGTATAAGAATTCGTGACGATGACCAACCTTTTCAACCTGGAGAGTTCCGAGATGTCGATGCACCCGGTGGAAATATTAAAGATCAGTTCCAAATTTTACCTTTCAAAGAGCCAAGTGGAACTTTATTTCAACTTTTAGGTTTCGTAGTACAAGCAGGACAGCGTTTTGCAGCTATTGCAGACATGCAAATGGGTGAAGATGCACAAAACAGAGCAGTTGGAACTACAATTGCACTCTTAGAACGTGGTTCTAGGGTGATGAGTGCTATTCATAAGCGTTGTTACTATGCAATGAGACAAGAATTTAGACTTTTAGCAAAAGTTTTTGCAGATTACCTGCCTCCTGTATATCCATACGCTGTTACAAACGCAGATAGATTTGTAAAATTGAAAGATTTTGACGATAGAGTCGATGTAATTCCTGTTGCAGACCCAAATATCATGAGTATGGCTCAAAGAGTTACATTAGCAAACGAAAATTTAAAAATTGCGATGTCAAATCCACAAATGCACAACCTAAGAGAGGCATATAGAAGAGTTTACGAAGCTTTAGGTACAAAACATATCGATGCATTGTTAAAACCTGAGCCAATGCCACAACCTGAAGATCCTGCAACTGAAAATGCAAAAGCTTTACAAATGCAAATGCTAAAAGCGTTTCCTGAACAAGATCATGAGTCACATATTGCTGCACACAGAGCGTTTATGGCTTCAAGAATGGTTCAAATCAATCCTATGGTGTACGCTTTGTTACAAGGACATATATCTGATCACATTGCATTACAGGCGCATGGTGAAGTAGGTGACATGGTGCAAAATTCACCTGAAATGGCACAACAAGCACAAATGGATCCTCAAGGATTTAAAATTTTATTTGATTCATTGGTTGCAAAAAGAATTGCAGAGATCACAACTAGATTAGCACAAGAAGAACAAGGACAAAAACAAGATCCTCTTGTTGCATTGAAACAAAGAGAATTAGATTTAAGAGCTTTGGATATGCAAAGAAAAGCTCAAGAAGCAATGATGCAAGAAGAAAGAAAAACTGGTGAGTTTGAAGAGAGAATCGACCTAGATAAAATGAAATTAGAATCGGCTGAAGAACAAGCTGGAGAAAGAATTAGAATAGCTGAAGAAAAAATTGATTTAAATAGGGAGAAACAAAGTGGCAATCAAGAAAAGAAAAATTAAGGGTTATAAAGGCGGAGGCATGGATGCCTCAAAAGCAGACTTTAGTTCCCCATCAACAAACACTGCCAACAAAGGATCCGACCATTCGCATTCAAGATTCGAATCAGGTTCTGGATATTATGGAGAACCAGTAACAAATAAGGGCGGTGCGGGAACTACTAAAACAAATGTGCCTCCTGCAGGCAGTCAAAATACAAATACAAATACAGGATCAAAGACTACTTTCATGCCTATCACATTACAGCTTGCAAAAGCATTAGTAATTGATCCGTTAGTAAAACGTTCAAGACAACAAAAAGCAAAAGGTGAAACTTTTTTTGGTAAACCAAAAGATTTACCTGCAACAAGAGATTTTTACAGAGCAACAGGTAAACCACTTGATGTGATGAGTAAAACAGGTGTGAACTACATGAAAGATGCTGGATTAATTAAACCACCTAAAGTAACAACACCTAATACTGGCGGGGGAGGTGGACAACAATTATGTCCTGATGGAACTTATCCACCATGTAAAACTCCTGTAACTCAAATAAAAAAACCAGTTTCAAAACCAAATACTTTTCTATCTGGTTTTCAAGCATATGACGATGGTGGTGAAGTTGTGATATCATCTAACGTGGATAAAAGTTTACTATGATAGATTTATTTATTATAGGAATTCCTTTTTCCATAATTGTTTTATATGTTTTATTAAAGGTAAGAGAATATGACGATAGGTAAAAAATCAGGACCACCACCAAAGAAGGGGCCTAATTCAAGCATACCACCAGTTAAGTTTGGTTCAGGTGGAATGCCATGTCCGCATAGAGAATCTACAGATAAAAATGTCTATCCTGGAAATAACAACATACAAGTAAAAGGTTTTAAATTTATAGGAGTCAGATAATGTTAAGATGGATATTTAATTTAATTAAAACATTACTTTTTAAAGAAAAAGTGTACGAATCAAAACCAACTTATAAACCAGATCCTTGTTGGAAACATGAAGTTTTCAAAAAGGGTTGCCCAACATGTAGGAGTCTAAATGCCTAGTAGATATCAACAACTATTACAATTGCTTGAAGAAGCAAAAGAAAAAGGTGATAGTGACAAAGTTAAAGAAATAGAAAGCGATCTATTTAAAGAAAAAAGAGCAAAAGGTGGAGAAATAGAAGAAGCAGAAGTTGTATTAGTAAAAGGTGGCGGTTATACAAGCGATCTTTTGTAAATGTTTCAATTTCTATCAAAAAAAGAAAAATTAATTTTTCTTTCAGGTATATTTGAGGGTGAAGGAACCTTCGGTAATTTCAAAGCAGGATTGTACAGAGACGGTAGAGTCAGAAGAAAGATAGAGGTATCTGTCGAAATGACTGACAAGGATGTCGTTGATTTGTTTCATACACATTTTGATTTAGGTAACGTTTATGTACGAACTTTTGAAAATCACTATAAAACCTCATATAGATGGAAGGTATCAGGGCTAAAGGGTTTAAAAATTTTGCATTTAATGTTACCTTATCTATGTAAACGAAGACAGGAACAATATTATGGCATGGTTCAACTTATTAGGGATGGCAGCAAAGACGGCAACGCATATTTA